CGGTAAGTGTTGTAACTACTATTATATCCGCTGATTGTATAATTTCAAACATGAGAGGCGATGCAAGCAGTAAATAATTATATAATAGTAGAAAAAATAAAACAAGGGCCAAAAAAAGTTGGTGGACTTATACTTACAGAAGATGTAGATGTGGACAATAGGTATATAAAGGCTAACGTAATATCTGTTGGTAACCTTGTAGAAGGAATAAACGAAAAAGACATCGTTTATTATGACAAACATGCTGGACATGGTGTTCAGTACAAAGAAACTCTTTACCACGTAATCCGATCAATGGATGTGGTATTGATAGATTAGACACAAACTTTAAACCTCAAACCTTAAACTTAAAATCGCAAATTAACCTAATTATTAACAAAAAAAATTACAAAAATGAAAGAAGTTTATTTGTACTTTCGTACACAAGCAACTTTAACAGATGATGATGCATCTACAGATTCAATGTGTTTTCCATTATCTAGATTAACAGGTATGGTTCCAACAGCTGATGACACGTTAACTTTATTTTTTCAACCAGTAATCATGAAAGAAAAAGTTCAATTTGATCACGATGGAGATTCAACTACTAGCGTTATAAACGACAAAGTTGTTTGTACAATTGGAACTAATGATCACGCTGATGCTATTGCTGCATTATCAAGATTATTTTCTGGAGCTGCTTATGGTGGTATACATCATGATGGATTTATAGTAGTTGCTGACGATTTAGCCTCTACTTATGCCGTATCAGAAGTTACTGCACTTAGTACTATTACAGTTACTGCTTCGTAGTAAGTGAGATTAACCGCGCAAGATTTGCGTGATATGAATATCCTTAAGTATTACAGGCTCACACGTAAGTGGGCTTGTAAGACTTACGGGATATTAGACGCAGACTTAGAACTTTTA